CAGTTTATGGTGATGGACTTATTGTTTGTTCAGGTACAAACATTTATTTTACATTAGACGGTACTACATACTTACAGATAAATAGAGCAAGTGTAGATTCTGGTGGAGACAACTACTCTACTTTTACAGGCCGTTCTGTGTCAGCACGAACATCTCAAGGACAATGCTCAATTTCAATCTTTGAAGGTGCTACAACATATGGTGAAGTATTTATATGTGATGGAGCAAACAAACCTTTTTATTTTAAAATGACAGGTTCAGGCGCATTAAGTGGTAGAACTTATTTTGCAAAAGAAGTAACTGTTAGTAGTACAGTAGCACCAACAGTAGGTGTAATACACGATAAACATTTTGTAGTAGGTGGAGCTAGTTCAACAGCTAATACTATTTACTATAGTGGTACATTAGATCCCGATGATTTTACATCTACAGGATCAGGAACAATACAATTAGAAGATCAAGTAATAGGATTAAAAAGTTTCCGAAACGAATTATATATTTTTTGTACAAACAGTATCTTTAAACTATCAAACATAAACAATAGTAGTACAATTGTAGTAACACCAGTAGCAAAAAACGTGGGATGTTTAAGTCATTACAGTATACAGGAAATAGGAGGTGATCTAGTTTTTTTAGCACCAGATGGTATTCGTAGCGTAGCAGGTACAGCACGAATTGGTGACGTTGAATTAGGATCTGTAAGTAGACAAATACAATCTGTTATATCTGATATTGCAACCAGCATAAGTGGTTTTATTATTTCAAGTTGTATTTTAAGAAGTAAAGCACAATACAGATTATTTTATGCTTCTTCAACTGCCGGAACATCTGCATCAAAAGGAATCATAGGTACACTAACAGCTAATGGATTTCAATGGTCAGAAACAAGAGGTATACAAGCTCCTGCTTTAACATCAGGTTTTAATAATGATGGCGTAGAAAAAATCTTTCATGGTGATAATAGTGGTTATGTTTATACACATGATTCAGGAAATGCTTTTTATGAAGGAGGTTCAGCTTTAAATATTGAAGCAAAATATCAGTCACCTAATTTTGATTTTGGTGATGCAGGTACACGTAAAACATTAAAATATGCAAAAATATCAATAACACCAGAAGGATCAGTAGAGCCATCTTTTAGAGTACGATATGATTATGAAGATAATAATATACCACAACCAACAGAAACAACTATTTCAAATATTTTATTACCTTCATTATTTGGAAGCGGTATATTAGGAACTTCACAATTTGGTGGTTCTACTGATCCAATGGTACGTAAAACAATTACAGGTAGTGGACACGCAGCAAACTTTAGAATTCGCAGTAATGATCAAAAATCATCATATTCTATTAACGGAGTTTATATAGATTATGTACCTTCAGGTAGGAGATAAATAATGGCAGGGACTAGTTATACAAGACAAAGCAGTATGTCAGATGGCG